GAGGGAACGCCAGCAGCGTGTTGTTGAGGAACCCTTCCAGCAGGTTGCTGGGGATGCCGGTGAACCCGATCAGAATGGAAATCGAGTCGATCATCCAGGAGAAGAAGGCGTTCATCAAATCATTGAGCCACTTCGGAGAACGCCCGCCGATGATGTGCTGCCAGCCTTTCGGCGTGTGGAAGCTGATCCGGCAGGTGAGGACGTTGCCCTTCTCGCCGGGTTCGGGCGCGATCAGCACCGCCCACGGCTCCACGAAGTCCACGCCCAGCTGCTCGGAGATGAACACCCCGTCCCGGCCGGGGACCGTCTGGATGATCGGCAGCAGGTCGCCGAAGAATGATCCGCCGACATCGACGACGGTCCGCACCGCGGAGTCAATGACGGTGCCGGTGGGGCCGGTGATCTGGGAGCGGTCCTTGGCGGTCACCACGTAGGTCGGCTCGGTCAGCGCCATGAAGTCGAAAGTCTCGGTCCAGTAGTCGGGCTGGTCGTCGCCGGGCAGCCAGAGGTCGACGCTCACGGTCACCCCGTAGGCGCGGGTGATGTCGGTGATGACCTTGCCGCAGGTTTCCATCCGCACGGTGCGGGCGATCAGCGGGCTGGTGTCCAGGAACGGGTTGGTCCGCACCACGTACATCGGCGTCTTGAGCATCTGGAAGATGTTGCCGTTGGACTGCAGCAGCCTGCCGAACCAGGCGCGGATGTCAGGGTTCAGGCTCAGCGCGTTGTTGATGAACTCCCACAGGCCCGACTGCACCCGGAACGCGTTCTCGCTGATCATCGCCTCGATAGCCGTGCACAGCCCACCGAGGAAGATGGCGTGGCTGAACAGCTGGAACTGGATCGGCAGCCACCAGTTCGGCCAGATCACGAGGTAGTTCAGGACGTCGTAGATGCCGTTGAGTGAGGCCGTGCCCACCCACGCCCCGTTGTCGAACTCGTAGTCGAACGTGTCGACGTAAAACGCGAACCGCAGGCCCGCCGTTTCGACCAGCACCCCGACCATCGTGGACCGGCACGACATGAACGTGTCGGTGAGCCACGACTCACCCTTGACCTTCAACTTCGCGGTGGACAGGTCGTTGCGGGGATCGACGCCCGCGATCTCCATCATGTCGTCGCCGAGCTCGCCGATCTTCACCCACAGCTTGTCGTACACCGAGACGATCCACACCGGGTCGGTCACAGAGTCCCGCTCGGCGAGTTCCTCGGCCGCCATTGCCGAGGTGAGGGGGTCGCCGTACAGGATCTCCTGTCGCCGACGCTCGAGTTCAGCCTTCTCGTCGGGGTCGTCGGGTTCCGGCATGAAGCCCACCGTCACATCGGCCACCGCCTCAGCGGTACAATGCTTGGTATGCCAAGTAAGCCATGCTCATCAGGGTGTACCTGCGGTCGCCATAAACCCAAGACCGAGAAGCATCTAACCTTCGCGTGTGGAGACAGGAACAAGGAACACCTCCGACAGCTCGCATCGCAGGGAGTAGGGGGTCAGAACCGCTCCGAGGACTGGCGTCGAAAGGTATCCGAAACTCTCACGGGACGTCCACTTTCCGAGGAACACCGACGCAAGATGGCTGCAATAAACAGCGATCCTGCGCGGATCAAGCAGAGGTCGGAGGCCCGGAAGGCTCGCCGCAAACCTGCCGAGAATCATCAACAGATGCACAAGCGTCTGGTCAGGGACCGCGGTCCTGCTAAGAGTCACCCCTGCGTTGACTGCGGAGGCCCAGCCAAGGACTGGTCGCACGACTGCCTGACGTGGGAGAACACCACACAGGAAATCCGTAACAGACACGGCAAGCGCCTGGTGTTCAGTACCGACCCTGCCGCTTATCATGCCCGATGCCAACCGTGTCACAGCCATCTCGACGCTAAACCTCCTCCCTGGGACCTACATAGGCCATCGACGTAAAGGGGTTCCTGCGGCGGTAATACGGGTGTCGGCGTCACCACCCACCACCTCGACGAGCACGTTGTACAGCTTGGCCGGACCGGCAGCGGGCTTGGCCGGGATCGGCCGGGCGAACCTGCCGTCGAGCAGGCTGTACATGTTGCCCTGCGGCGGCTTGATGCCGAACTGCGACAAGATTTCTTCTTCCAGCGGCGAGGCGTTGTTGCCCGAGGCGAACGACAGGAAGTCTTTCAGCGCCTGCTGCCACCAGTTGAGCTGCTGGGGACTGGGCTGCACCGACGTCAGGTCCACCACCCCCCGCTTGCGCGGGTCGGTGCGCAGCTGCACCACCTGCCCGCGTTCCAGCGGACCGTACTTCACCATGTCGGTGGAGCCGGGACCAGAGCCGATGTAGAAGGTGCCGGGCCCGTGCAGGGTGTAGCGGTCCCACATCGGCTGGTCGCCCATGTTGACGCGGCGCAGCATTCCGTTTTGAGTCTCGGTGGCGTTGTCACCACCGCGGAACGCACGGACCCTCGCCGGGGACAGCTCATTGGAGGCCCCGGTGCCCGACTCCATACCGAACCCCATGCCGCGGTAGCTCGCCCCCAGCAGTGAACCGGTGCCGCTCTCCTTGACGGTCATCACCTCGGCGAGGCCGTTCTTGCCGCGGAGCACTTTGAACGTCCGGGCATCATCGCCGGTGCCGGCGACGATGCCCCATGTCTCACCGGGGATGGGGGGAATAATGAGCGGCCTGTTGCGCAGTTCGGTTTCGACACCGGCCACGAAGTACGACAACTCCACGTTGTGCTGCTGAATCCGTAGGCGCACACCGTTGGCCCCGGCGGTGCCGGAGGTTCCCAGCCGCACCCAGATGTCGTTGTACGCCTCGTCGAAGAACGTCCACGCCGGGAACGAACCGAGGGTGATGAACGCGGCCTGGTTGTCGGTGCTGCTGCTGAAGCCGGTGCGTCGCGCCACCACCGTGCGGCCCAGGTCGTTGTTACCCAACTGCCACGCGGCCACCATTTCGCCCGCACCGAAAATCGTCGCGAGCAGACCCGAGCGCGCCGGGGCGGCGACCATCGTCCCGTTACCGGAGCCGCTGTAGGCCAGCGTCCAGCCGGTGAGGTCGGCGAAGTCGTCGGTCACGGCGGCATAGCCGAAGCGGAACTCGTCGACGTTGTCGTAGGACCGCCAGAACGCATCGTGGCTCTTGAACGGCCAGGTGAATGTCTGCCGGGTGAACTTCTTGCCCATCAGCTTGTCGACCGGGTTGCGCGTCCAGCGCACGGGTGCCCACCAGCGTCCCGCGTACTGATCGAAGAACGACAGCTCGCCGGGCTGCTTGGCATCCCAGGCGGCGATCCAGTCACGGATCAGCTGGGCGGTACGCTCCGGTGTCTTGCCGCGTGCCTCGACGACCATGTCGCCGTCCAGCGGATCGTAGAGCGCATCGATGAACGAGACCCCGTCCTGGGTGGCGCCCTTCTGTTCGATCGGCTGCCACGGCGGGATCAGGCCGCTCAGCTCCCTGATCCGGATGGACTCCGGTGAGTTGGCCGGATCGGCGATCGCCATGCCACCCATCAGGTGGAACACCAGGGTGTCGTCGTAGGACCGGTACGTCATCATCGGCTTCTTGCCCGACAGGAACCAGTAGGACCCGTGCGGGGTGATCGCATTGGTCGGGTATCTCTTGACGGGAAAAGGTCTCGTTGCCATCAGCGTTGTCCTGGTACGGCGTAGCGACCGAAGTCCTGGCTCGCGGCCCGGTTGTCCTGGGTGATGTAGTTCTCGATGTGCACCCCGGTGTTGTTGGTCGGACCGGGCGCGGGTCCGACGCCGGTGTGCTGGGTGCGGTTCGGGTCCATCGCCTGCGCGACGATCTGCTCCGACGTGGACGGACCGACACCGGGCACGTCGGTGCCCTTTCCGAGCTGATCCTTGGCCAGCCCACCGGCCAGGTTCGGCAGCGCCGGTGCGGCACCGACAATCCCACCCACGATTCGGGTGAGCCAGTTCTCGTTCGCCAACTGCGACCCGCCGGTCGGCAGGAAAGTCTCCATCAGCCCCTGCACACCGATGCCCGCGGCCTGCGCGCCGAACTCGATAGAACGCTTGATCTCCTCGATGCCGATCTGCAATCCGGCCGACATCGCCGCACCGCCGAAGCCGCTGCCCGCGGAACCGGCTGCGGAGATCGCACCCTGCGCCATGCCGAGAAGACCTCCACCGGAGAACTTCGCGCCCTCTCCGTATCCTGCGTACGGTTCGATCGAGGTGCCGACGGTGGTCGGATCGGTAGGCACACCCGCTGGTCCCGGGATCGGTCCTGGTGCCCCTCCTGGTGGCACGCCCCCAGGAACCGGAACGCCACCGATCGTCCCCGGCACACTCGGCAGCGGCGGTGCACCCGCGGGAGCCGGAACACCGATCGTCCCCGGCGGCGGCCCATTCGGAGTCCCCGGCGGCGGCGCTGGCGGTGCTGGGGCTGCCGGTGGCCTGGGTAGCGCCGTTGGACTGGGCGGTCCCGCGCTGGGTGATGCGATGGGTGACCGCCGCGCCGGTTCTGGCAATCTCTCGCCTAGCCGGTAGGTACCCTGCGCTGATCTCCCGGCAAAGGGCGACGGCGGCGGCGGTGGTGGTGGCGAATTAATCCAACCACCGCCCTGGTAGCCGTTGATACGTTCGAGCAGCGACCCGAACATCTGCGAGGCATCCCTGTTGACGACAAACTCACCCGTCCGAGCGGCAATCAGCGTGTCGTCGCCGCCGTACATCTGAACCGGGTTCTGCGGCTCACCCTGCTTCCTGCCCCACGGTGACTTGCCTCCGCCGCCACCGGCTCCCGGCCCCGGCATGATTCCCCCACCCACACCGGGCGACCAACCGGGCCCCAGGATGTGTGCACCGCTGCCGGGCGACCAACCGGGACTGGTGTAACCCCCCGGCCCTCCTGCGCCGGGCGGGAAAGGGTCGCGGCGTCCAGTATCGGGCCATTTCGGCCAGGTGTAGACGTTCCGATCTCCCCACCAAGCACCGCCGTATCCTTTCTGATCCCAGCTCGGATACGCCGTCGACACCGTGCCGCCGCTGTCGTAGCCCTTGATCCAGCCGCCCTTGCTATGCCCCGGAATGGGCTGTACGTACCCGCCGCCAACTGGTGCGCCCAGCCGGTCGCCGGGTACGTACGGCGCCGGGCCTCCCCAGTGCCCCCCTCCGGGTGCGGCGCCACCAGCGGGAATGTACTTCTGAAACGCAGGAGGCACCGGCTTGCCCTGAGCCTGGTACCACTGCACAGCAACGCGGCCGAACTCATCAAGGGGAGCACCCGGCGGACCGACAAGAGTGCCATTCTGAGTCGAATATCCCGGCGGCAAACCTGCCGGGCCGGGCGGCGTACCGATTGGCCCGCCGCCGGGGGGTACCCAGTCCGGCCGCACATAGGCCCCACCGGGGCCAGCCGTGGACGTCAGCGGCGGCCCTCCCGGCTGCCCCGGCAGCGGCTCCGGCACCGCCGGGCGTCCAGCCGGGGATCCGTGGTTCCCCATATTGCCGCCCGCCTGCTGCGCCCAATTCGGGTTCACGTCCCCCGGCCCGTGCGGCATGACGCCACCCGGCTGCGGCAAGGTCGTCGGGATCGGCCCGTTCGGACCCACGACCACCGGCCCGTACTGCTGCGCCTGCTGGTACTGGGCCAGGTCCTGGGCGTCGTAGGGACTCTCGTAGTAACCGTGCTGGGCAGCGATCATGCCGATCAGACCGGAGCCGACGCCCTTGTTGCCGGGGAACCCGAGGTTCGCCTGCATGCCCTTCATCGCACCCATGACCGGCGCAGCCGCCAAGCTGCCCACGAACTTGACCAGGTTCTCGGCCAGGCCCGCCAGCCCCTTGCTGATGCCGAGGTCGGGGTCCAGCGCCGCGCCCATATCCCCGAGCGACGCCCGCAGGTCGTCGGAGAACTTGTTGGTCTGACTGGTTAGGTCGGTGAACTCGCCACGCTCGGCCTCCTTCAGAGCACGCTGCGCTTCGAGCCACCCCCGCTCGGCCTCGATGACGTTCTGCGCTTCCTTGTTGAGGTCGTCTTGCGTGTGG